GACAACAACTTCTCAAGTAAACCCAGTAATAAGAAAAGTGCCACATCCACTTCCACCTATTGGGTGGATACAAGGAGAAGAAATATATAGAAATTGCTATCGATGTCACCCACTTGAAAGACTTGATGATATATCCAGATTAAAAAAAATGAGAGAATCCTTAAAAGATTCTCTCAAATCAACTTCTTTTGATTAGTAGGTATAAATTTTTGTTTCCTAACTGTATTATTTTACACATAAAACTAATATATAGTGATAGAATTGAGAGGTAAACAAAGTGAACTGAAGTCGAATTTTTATTATGATTAAGAAAACTATTGGAGGTCATTATGCATAACATATTATCGCATAATCAATTAGCAGGATGGAAGCAAAGTGTTATGAGATTGGAAAATACTTTAGATAGAAGTATGGAAGAATCTGATCTTATTAATGACTATTATAATTGCTTAATTGAATGTGATGATGACCAGTCAACATGTAAACGAATTTGTCGGAGGATTTTACGATAGTTTTTGAGAGGGGTTAACTACCCCTCTTTTTTTATCTAAATATTTAAAAAAACAATGGCGGACTTCAACCCAATTGAAAATAGGAATTTTTTAACTCCTACTGGTTTTAAATTTATATTAGAGAAGGCTCCAGGAGTTTCTTTTTTCTGTAACCAGGCAAATATACCATCACTGGATCTTGGTATTGCGGTTCAACCAACATACTTTAAGGACATTGATCGTCCAGGTGATAAGTTGATATTTGGAGATTTGTCCGTTAGATTTTTGGTCGATGAAGACTTAAAGAACTACATGGAAATTCAAAACTGGATGAGAGGATTAGGATATCCAGAAAGTCTTGACCAGATTTATAATCTTCAAAAAACTGGAAACAGAGGAATGGATCTGAAGACCAGAAAGCTTGATAATATTTTCTCTGATGGAACTATGTCTGTTTTAAATAGCAGTTTAGTTTCAAACTTTTTGATCAAGTTTCAAGGACTTTTTCCATATTCCTTGACAACTTTAAGTTTCGATGCTACCGATACTGATGTAGAGTACTTTACAGCAGAGGTTTCTTTCAAGTATACTTATTATGAAATAACTGCATTAAATGGAACTCCTTTATGATTGATCTTGATACACTTCAAGGAATGTGGGAACAAGACTCTAAGATTGATATGGACAATCTGCATACTGAGTCAACAAATATTCCATCACTCCATGCAAAGTATTTTGAATTGTATAACACCATCTTTCTGATGAGAAAGAAAGTAGAGCAGCAAAGAAAAAATATTAGGCACGAAAGATATGAATATTTTAGCGGAAAAGCAGACCCAGATGTCTACATTGAAAAACCTTTTCCTAAAAAAATCAGGGATAAGGAAACTATGCAAAAGTATTTGGATGCAGATGATAAACTCTCAGGAGTTTCGTTGAAGATTGATTATTACGACACTATGTTAGTTTATATTGAAAGTATTTTGAAGCAAATTACAAATCGAACATACCAAATTAAAAATGCTATTGAATTTATGCGTTTCAATGCAGGATTAGGATAATGGACGAAGAACTTCCTTTTGTTTTAGATTTTAATATAGAAGATGTTCATCTTTTATATCATTGCGTATGCAGAAGAATTGAAACATGGGAAGGACATCCATCTAGGCATCCATACGAACAAGAGCATCTATATCATTTGAAGAACGAGCTATATAAATGTATACTTGATTATAAGTTTCACGACATGTAATAAATATCAGTAGATGAATGGATCTATGTGATTGACACTAGTGCAAATCTTGTTATATCAAAATCCAACGAAGTATTTTTAAAGATTAATACTGAACCTCATATTGAATACGAACTTAGAGACCACTTTAAGTTCGAGGTTCCGAATGCAAAATTTATGCCACAGTATCGTGGTAGAAACTGGAACGGAGAGATTCATCTCTTTGATATGCGTTCCAAGCAAATCTATGTCGGTCTGTTAGATAAAGTCGTATCCTTCTGTAAGAACTACGGATACACTTATAAGTTTGAAGATAATAAGTTTTTTGGACAACCTTTTGAAGTCAATGAAATGATTTCAAAGGAAGGAGTTAAAGATTATATTCGCTCAATTTCGGTACATGAACCTAGAGAATATCAAATTGAGGGAGTATACGATGCTCTAAGGCATAATAGAAGGCTGCTGATATCGCCCACTGGGTCAGGAAAAAGTCTGATGATTTACGCCCTCTCGCGATATCATGTGGATACAGGCAAAAATATTCTTTTAGTTGTTCCCACGACATCTCTTGTAGAACAGATGTATAAGGACTTTGGGGATTACGGTTGGGATACAGATTCATATTGTCACAAAATCTATTCTGGTAGAGAGAAGGACACTAATAAAAGTGTAGTCATCACAACATGGCAATCTATCTATAAGTTAGAACGTTCTTGGTTTGAAAGATTTGATGTTGTGATTGGTGACGAGGCTCATCTATTTAAGTCAAAATCATTGATTCAGATTATGACTAAGTTACATACAGCAAAACATAGAATTGGTTTTACTGGCACCCTTGATGGAACACAGACTCATAAATGGGTTTTGGAAGGACTATTTGGCCCTTCATATAAGATTATCAGAACTAAAGAACTTCAAGAGAAAGGTTTTCTTTCCAAACTTGATATTACTTGTTTGCTTCTCAAACATCCACCACAAAAATTTGAAGTCTTTGAAGATGAGATTCAATATCTAATTGGTCATGATCAAAGGAATAATTTTATATCTAAACTTGCATTAGATCTAAAAGGTAACACTCTTGTGCTATTCAGCAGAGTGGAAGCTCATGGTGCCGTATTATTTGAGAAGATAAATACTAGCAAAGAAGATAACCGAAAAGTATTTTTTGTCCATGGTGGAGTTGATACTGAAGAAAGAGAACAAGTAAGAGAAATTACAGAGCGAGAAAACAACGCAATCATTGTTGCCTCTTATGGAACTTTTTCTACAGGTATTAATATTAAGAACCTCCATAATGTTATCTTTGCCTCACCCAGTAAATCGAGAGTTAGAAATCTTCAATCAATTGGAAGAGTTCTTAGAAAGGGAAAGAATAAAAACAAAGCAATGCTCTATGACATCGCTGATGATTGTTCATCTAAATCAAGACGAAACTATACTTTAAACCATTTCATAGAAAGAATTAAAATTTACAATGAAGAGAATTTTAATTATGACATAATAACCATTCAACTTAAAGGTAAGTAAATATGGGAATAGAAGATGATTTTTACGCAACAATTAAATTTAAATCTGGAGAAGAAATCTTCTCTAAGGTAGCTGCTTCTGAGGAAGAAGATAGAACAATGCTCATTCTTTCTTATCCCATTAATGTTATTGAAATAAAGGGTAGAAAGGGAGATTCATTAGGATATAAGATTGAGCCTTGGTTAAAGACAACAACTGATGATATGTTCATTGTTAATATGGATGATGTATTAACACTCTCAGAATCATCCGATATTGAAATGATTTTAATGTATCAAAATTATGTTAGACAAGCAGATAGTATGAATGATGAATCCAATAGATATAGACTCAGTCAAAGAGAAATGGGTTATATCTCATCTGTTGCTGATGCTAAAGAAGTATTAGAAAAGATTTATAATAAAGAAGTTAAAGATACTCAATAGTAGCTAAGCTTCCCTTCTAACCGGGACAAGCCCAGTCTACACAGATATAGAGAACTTGTCAAGTATATTAAAAAGTGATATAATGTCTACATAGTAGAACATATAAACTTATGATTAAAGCACCTATGGCCAAAAGAAAAAGGTCAGAACACTATGTCAATAATAAAGAACTTTTAGAAGCACTTATTAATTATAGATCTAGAGTGGAAAGATCTTACTTAGAGACTTTTGGAAAAGACCTAACAGAACAAGATAAATCAGAAAGAGCAAAGCGTTGGGAAGGTAAACCACAGATTACCAATTATCTTGGAGAATGTTTTCTTAAGATTGCTACCCACTTATCATTCAAACCTAACTTCGTGAACTATATGTTCAAGGATGATATGATCTGTGATGGTATTGAAAACTGCGTACAATATATTCATAACTTTGACCCAGAAAAGTCTCAAAACCCCTTTGCTTACTTCACGCAAATTATCCACTATGCCTTTCTACGTCGAATTCAGAAAGAGAAGAAGCAACTAGAAATTAAAAACAAAATTCTTGAGAAGACTGGCTTTGACCAGGTGTTTGACGACAACAATACCATTGACGGCAATAACTATTCGGACTATAATAGCATCAAAGATGCTGTCCATAGTAAACTGCGGTACGGATGAAAGTTGCTATCATTACGGATCAACACTTCGGTGCCCGTAAAAACTCCAAACTATTTCACGATTACTTCCTCAAATTCTACGAAGAAGTATTCTTTCCTTCCCTAGAGGCAGAAGGTATTACCACAGTCATTGATATGGGTGATACCTTTGATAGTCGCAAGGGGATCGATTTCTCTGCATTGGCTTGGGCAAAAGATCATTATTATGATCGTCTAAAAGAAATGGGAGTTAAAGTCCATACTATTGTTGGTAATCATACAGCATATTATAAAAATACAAACGAAGTTAATGCTGTAGACTTGTTACTTCGTGAGTATGATAATGTCACTGTATATTCAAAACCTACTGAGGTAACAGTTGGTGGTTTAGATGTACTATTCATTCCCTGGATTAATCAAGAAAATGAGAAAGAAACTTATCAACTTATTGAAAAGACAACTTGCGACTGCGCGATGGGGCACCTTGAGCTCCAAGGATTTAGAGTTAATAAACAAATCGTCATGGAGCATGGTCATGATGGCGAGCTATATTCAAAGTTCAAAAAGGTCTTCAGCGGTCACTACCACACTAGATCGGATAATGGACGGATATATTACTTGGGAAACCCATACGAAATCTACTGGACAGATGTTGGTGATCGGAGAGGATTCACCATCTTTGATACAGAAACTCTTGAACATGTTTCGATAGATAACCCTTTCCAAATTTTTCATAATATTTACTATGAGGATGATAATCATCAAACATTTGATGCACGTCCTTATGAAAATAAGATTGTGAAAGTTGTTGTTCGCAAGAAGTCCGATACCAAAAAGTTTGAAAAGTTTTTAGATAAACTTTATGATATTGGAGTTGCAGATCTTAAGGTTATTGAAAACTATGATTTTGGTGGATGGTTTCAAGAATCAGACTGTGAAGAGATTGAAGGTGAAGACACTCTTTCAATCTTAAATAGGTATATTCAAGAATCTGAAATTAATCTTGACAAATCTGAAATCACTAGGATGATGGGTGAGATTTATAAAGAGGCATGTGAGATGGTCTGATGTATATACTTACAATTTATGGAAGGGAAACTGATGGAGCATATTCAGTAAAAAATGAGTATGAAGAAGATGTGCTTTATATCTTTGAAGATGAAGATGATGCCACAAGATATGCTATGATGTTGGAGGAAGAAGGTTCTTCCGAAATGCATATTCTTGAAATAGATGATGAACTGATGATCAAAACCTGCGAAATGCATGGATACAAATATACGATCATCACCCCCAACGATATTGTGATTCCCCCTACCTCAGAATGATTACGTTTCATAAAATTAAATGGAAGAATTTTCTATCCACTGGAAATCAATATACAGAAATTGACTTTGAGGATGCTTCAACGACTTTGATTATTGGCTCCAATGGAGCTGGTAAGAGCACGGTTCTTGATGCACTTACATTCTCGCTATATGGAAAACCATTCCGTAAGATTAATAAACCACAGTTACCCAACTCTGTGAATGAGAAGGACTGTCGTGTTGAGGTTGAGTTTTCGGTTAATAATATTCAATGGAAAGTAGTCAGAGGAATCAAACCAAATCTATTTGAAATTTATCGCAACGATAAACCTTTGGACCAGGATGCAGCAGCATTAGACCAACAAAAATGGCTTGAGAAAAATGTTCTCAAGATGAACTATAAGTCATTCACTCAAATTGTGATTCTAGGTAGTAGCACCTTTGTTCCTTTCATGCAACTCTCTGCACAGAATCGCAGAGATGTGATTGAAGATCTTTTGGATATCAAAATCTTTTCTTCAATGGGAATTGTAATCAAAGAAAAGATTCGCACCTTGAAAGAAGATCTGAAGGTTTTAGAACTAAAAAAAGAAACTCTGAATGATAAAGTTCAGATGCAAAAAGAGTTTATTGAAGAACTTGAAAATCGTGGTAAAGAGAATATTAAAGAGAAAGAAAATAAAATTCAAGGACTCTTGAATGAAGAGAATGGCCTGATAAATGCCAATGAAGGCATCAACTGGGAGGTGCAATCAGTAGAACAGCGTCTTGAAGTTTTGACAGGAGCTACTGAAAAGTTACGTAAACTTGGTAATCTTAAGGGTAAGATTTCTAACAAAGTATCAACAATTACTAAGGAACATAAATTTTTTACAGAGAATACGGTTTGTCCTACCTGTAATCAGGACATTGAGGAGACCTTCAGAATAAATAGAATTACCGACGCTCAAAATAAAGCAAAAGAGTTGCAATCTGGTTATAAAGAACTGGAGGACGCAATTAATAAGGAGGAAGAGCGAGAGCGTCAATTCACTGCCCTATCGAAGGAGATTACAAACCTCAATAATGATATTTCTAAAAACAATGCTCGGATTTCTGGATGTCAGCGACAAATCAGAGATCTGGAATCGGAAATTCAAAGAATTACCGACCAACTTGCAAATAGAAATGTTGAAGATGACAAGTTAGCTTCCTTCCAGGAAAACCTAAAAACTACATACGACGAACTCGCTCAACGTAAGGACACGATTAACTATTACGATTTTTCGTATAGTTTACTTAAAGACGGTGGCGTCAAATCCAAAATCATTAAGAAGTATCTAACGCTGATAAATCAGCAA